ACTTGTCAATGGAACCAACGCAGGAATCTACGACGCTGCGGTGCAGAACAATCAAGTCACGGTAGGCGATGCCCAAGCGTCAACCACGGTATCAAAGTGGTCGCCAACTAGTTTAAAATTTGACGGGGCTGGGGATTGGTTGACACTTGCTGACGGTACGCAACTTCAGCTTGGCACAAGTGACTTTACGATTGACGGTTGGCTTTACCTAACCGCAACCGGGGCCGCTTATGGGATTATAAGCAAGGGTACAGCAACGACTGGATGGTCTGTTAACGTCACTTCTGGCAACAAACTTCAGTTTAGCTATACAGCATCAAATTTAACTGGCGCAACGTCGTTGGCCGCAACCACTTGGTATTATTTTGCCGTTGTTCGGTCTGGTAGCGCCACAGGAAACTTAAAAATTTACTTAAATGGTGCTGTAGATGCTACTAGTGGCGGGGCGGTAACCGACAACTTTAATCAGACTAATATTTTATATGTTGGCGCGGGCAGAACAGGGTTGACTCCTTTGACCGGTTATTTGCAAGACGTCCGCATTACCAGAGGTTTTGCCCGTACTATTGCAACACCACCAGCAGCATTCCCAACGAGATAATTATGTTACTTGCCGATCAAAACTTTGTCATCAAAGAACATACTGAGTGGTTTCCCAGTACATCGTTTTTGGGCCGAGCCCCTGATTTGGACTGGATTGCCGAACAGGGTTATTACGTCACCTCTGTCTGGAAACCTTATGACCATGCAACGGAGAAGCTAGTTTCAGCCAACCCGCATTTATTTGATGGAATGTGTTGTCTTGTTAATGTAGAGCCACTAACGACTGAAGAACTTCAGTTGCGGTTTGATACCCAGTGGAGCGCAATTCGCAGCGCCCGCAACGAACTCCTCAAAGATTCAGATTGGACACAACTGCCTGATTCTCCGGCTGAAAAAACAGCATGGTCGGTCTATCGGCAGCAGCTACGAGATGTAACCAAACAATCTGACCCATTTAAAATTGTTTGGCCCACTTCTCCTAACCAAGTGAGCTAATTAAAATGGTTACCCTATCTGAAGTTGACCACAAAATCGACTCGCACATTGACATATGCGCTGTTAGATACGAGAGTATTGAAAAGGAAATGCGTGGGGTCCATGCTCGAATCAAACGCCTTGAACAGGTTTTTATTACTGGTGCGGGCGCAATTATTGCCCTTCTGGTAACCATAATTTTGAAGTTCACGGGGTCTTAACATTTTGAATCTGTTGAGAGTGTAAAATTGTAGAGGGCGCCCGCCCAACCAACTTTAGGGGATTTTTATGGACGACCTGATCATTGAAGTTATTGATGGTTCAACGCCGCTCGAGGCCTTGAATGCCCTTTTCTCTGTTTCGTTTGCTGTTGCCGCTGAAAATGGCATTAGCCAATTCACCTTGTGCCAGTTGTTTGACGCTTACACTTCGGCGCGTTTTGAAATTGCCGATGTTGAAGAAGACGGTGAAGAAGGCGAAGAAGACGAAGGCGACGAGTAAAGAGGGGCCCCGGTGGTGAGCTGCCGGGGTCTTAATTATTAGGCGACTATGGAACTTGTTGAACTTTTCCTCAAGGCCTGGCCCGTGCTGCTGGGCATTGTCACGTTAATTATCGTGCTGTCCAAGCTTGACTTGAGGGTTGCAGTGCTTGAGGAAAAAGTCAAAACGTCCTTTGAGATCATCAACAAGATGAAGGATAAGCCATGACCGAAAAACTTGAAGCCAAATCGCACCTGATCGAGAAAGTTGCGTTTGCCATTTTCCCAATTCTTTTTACTTGTGTCGTCTATTTGATGAATGCGTTAGACAAACTGACGCACGATGTGACGGTACTTAACGCCAAGATCAGTCTTGTGGTTACTAGCGACAATAAGCAAGCTGCCAATAGCGGCGCTGAACTAGCGCGGGAAAAGCTGAGGCAGGATCTAGAAAAGCAGATCAACGAAAACCGCGAACTGATTCATGTCAATCGTGAGCGGATTGTCATTCTTGAAGAAAGGATGAAGAAATAATGGCTGACTTCAATGTTGCCTTTGAGCAGATGATCCGCGACGAAGGCGGTTATGTTTTACACACAGTTCCCGGCGATACCGGAGGGATGACCTATGCGGGAATTGCACGAAACAAAAACCCTCAGTGGGGAGGTTGGAACCTCATTGACCACAAAGAAATCAACAATCCGCTCCTTACTGGAATGGTACGTGGATTCTATAAAGCTGAGTTTTGGGATCGTTTACGAGGGGATGAAATTGCGAACCAAACTGTTGCGGAATCGGTTTTCAACTTCGGCGTAAACACTGGGATGGGCGTTGCAGTCAAGCTAGCGCAATTGATTGTTGGTGCTACCCCAGATGGCGCGATTGGCGATGTAACCTTGCAAAAGTTTAACAATGCTGAGCCTGAAGCGTTTAAGAAAGCCTATGCACTAGCAAAGATTACTCGTTACGCCGACAGTTGAAATAAAAACAAAACCCAATCCAAATTTTTGCTGGGCTGGATCAATCGTACTCTGAAAGGGCTTAAATAATGGATCTGATGGGCATCGGTTCAATCATTGAAGGCGTTGGCAAAGTTGCGGATTCGCTCATCACGACGGACAAAGAACGCTTGGAAATGGCGTTGGAGGAGCGCAAGCTTGACCTTGAGGAAAAGAGGATTGACCAGACTACAGACCTCGCGCAAGTGGATGTCAATAAGATTGAAGCGGCGAGTAGCAGCTTATTTGTCTCTGGCTGGCGTCCTGCTGTCGGCTGGGTTGGGGTTCTGGGCCTGGCTTACCAGTTCTTAGGCTACCCGCTAATGCAGTGGGGATGGTCGTTTGGGCAGGGGATTGAAATCATTCCAGCCGGTCTCACCGCACCTCCGAACCTTGAAGTTGAGCAGCTCATGACACTTTTGGCTGGTCTTTTGGGATTTGGCGGAATGCGATCGTTTGAGAAGCACAAGGGCGTAGCAGCCAAATAGGGGGATATATGGCAGTCGGAATGACGTACAACAGTCTAGTGAGCGACATTTCGTCTTACCTTGAGCGGACGGACACTGCCACGCTAGAAAAGATTCCGACGTTCATTATGCTGGCCGAGCAGATTATTGCCTCGGAAATCCAGTTCTTAGGTAACTTGAATGTGGTTACCAGCACAATGACCCCGAATGAGCCAATTATCGTTAAGCCGGTCCGTTGGTACAAGACCGTTTCTGTAAACCTAACTAGCAACAGCGAGAGGCAGCCGGTTTACCTTAGAAAGTATGAGTATCTTAGAAACTATTGGCCGAACGAATCGTTGACGGGGACCCCTTTATTTTATTGTGACTACGATTACACGCACTGGCTCGTCGCACCAACGCCAGACGTCGCTTACAATTACGAGGTTCTTTACTACGAACGTGTTCAGCCTCTAGACGAGACAAACCAGACAAATTGGTTTACTCAGTACGCTCCACAGGCAATGTTGTACGGGAGTCTCTTGCAGGCAATGCCGTTTTTAAAGAACGACGAGCGTCTTCCTTTGTGGGCGGCGCAATACGACAAGGTAATCGCCATGTTAAAAGTGTCAGACGTGGCAAGAATTGGCGATCGGCAGACAGTCGCAAGGGATTCTTAAAATGAGTTTTATCAGCCCTTTTACTGGAGACGTCATTCAACCGACTGACGTTTCGTACCGCAGCATCACCCTCACGGGGAACATCACGCTGTCCTGGCCGTCTACTGCCACTACACAGCCGATTGCTCGGATTATGGAGGTCTCTGCCTCATCTGCCGGGTATTCAATCACGTTACCCGCGGCGAACCAGGCCTCTGTTGGCGAGGACACGCTCATCCGAAACACGGGGGCGAACTCATTTGACGTTGTGGATAACGCCGGCGGTGCGGTTGTAACGATTGCGTCTGGCCAGTCAAAATATATCTACATCACAACAAACACGACCGCGGCGGGAACTTGGGGGCTTATATCCTTTGGGGTCGGGTCGTCCACTGTTGACGCATCTGCGCTGGCTGGGTACGGCGTCAAGGCAATATCCGGGACACTTAACTCAGCAGTCACGGTTGTTACCTTCTCGGCTGATTACACTGCTGTGGCGGCCGATCGTGCAGATAACAGGGTTTGGACTGGAGGAACGGGGACTCTCACCCTAAGCTCGGCCGTTACGCTAGGAAACGACTGGTTCTTTTTGGTGCGGAATGCAGGTAGCGGAACCTTGTCTGTTACGCCGGGGTCGGGCCAACTTATTGACGGATCGGCCGCCCTAACTTTGTCGCCTGGGGACTCTTGTTTTGTTTGCTGTTCTGGCACCGCTTTTTACACGGTTGGGTTGGGACGAAGTGCGCTATTCAATTTTACGCAGCTCACCAAGACGGTAACTAACGGGACCTATACGCTTTCTACATCGGAAGCGGCCAACGTAATCCAAAAATATATCGGGACGATCGTCTCTCCAGTGACTGTGGTGCTGCCGCAGACAATTCAGGTTTACTACATTACAAACCAGTCGTCTTCGTCTATCTCATTTACCACTGGGGCATCTGGGGCCGCGACCGTTTCTGTGCCTAGCAGCCAGCAGGTCATCCTTTTATGTGACTCTGTAAACCTCCTCAACGCCTCCACAATAGCCGCTGGGGGTAGCTCCCTTTCTTTGATCTCTGGAAGTGTTGGGGCGCCGCCTTTATCGTTTCTGGCCGAGTCGAACACTGGGATGTATTACGTTGGAACAGGCGAAATTGGGTTTTCTATTGTTGGAACGAAACGATTTGGTCTAACAGCGACGGGGCTCACAATCACAGGCTCTGGCACGTTTACCGGCGGGGTTGCTGGTGGAGTATTCTAAGAATGACCAAGAAGGTTTTTTCGTTAAACACCCTCGCCGGAGTTCAGCGAGACGGCACTGTATTTGACAAAAATTTCTATACATCATCTCGGTGGACGAGGTTCCAAAGAAATCGACCGCGCAAAATTGGCGGGTACAAGGTTCTTTCTGACCAGATCAATGGCCCATCTCGAGGGATGTGGGTCAACCCGGTAGCCGGCAGCAATAGCGTCTTTTCAGGCTACAGCGATGGCCTGCAGCGTTTGACAGTAGACCCAAACGGTGTCGGGCAGGGGGTACTAAACTTTACCCTTTCAAACTTTACCTCAAACGCCAACAACTTATGGCAATTTGATGGGTTCTATGACGTTAGCGGGAATGGGGTGGGGACATTGCTCGCCCATCCTGGCCAGAACCTTTCTTTGATTGACAACTCTTTCAATACTCCGGTTTTGATTGGCGACATTAACGGGTCAACAATGTCAAAAATCGGGGTTTTTACGGCTTCTATTACGGGCAACAATACGAACGTAATAACCCTTGCTGCTGCAAACGTGTTGGTCGGGGCTGGGCAGAGGGTTACGGGGACCAACATCCCGGATGATACATTTGTGACGGGTGTCAACACCACCTCGGTTACTGTTAGCAATGTAGTCCCTAGTTCTGCGACCGGCACCGCTACGTTTGACAACAATGTGGACGTTTCCGGCGGCGTAGTCTCTCTGCACCCTTATGTTTTCGTTTACGGGAACAACGGGTTCATTAAAAACTGCACCGCGGGCAATCCGTACAACTGGGTTGGGACAGATGCCAATGAGGTCAACGTGGCGTCTGGGAAGATCGTACAGGGCCTTCCAGTGCGAGGTGGTACCAACGCCCCATCCGGCCTTTTCTGGAGCCTGGACAGCCTTATACGGGTCTCTTACCTGGGTGGCCAGGGTACGCCAGCGCAATATTGGAAGTACGACATTATTAGCAGCCAGTCATCTATTCTATCTAGCCAGAGCGCGATTGAGTACGACGGGATTTATTACTGGTGCGGGGTTGACCGTTTCTTGCTGTATGCCGGCACTGTTAAAGAAATCCCAAACACGTTCAACCAAAATTACTTTTTTGACAATTTAAATTACTCTCAGCGTCAGAAGGTCTGGGCCTGCAAGGTGCCAAGGTTTGGTGAAATCTGGTGGTTTTATCCTCGAGGTAATGCAACTGAATGCACCGATGCAATTATATTCAACGTGCGTGAGGGGGTTTGGTACGACGCTGGCGAGGCGATGGGCGCAAGAAGAAGCGCCGGGTACTTCTCTTTGGTTTTCCCGTATCCGATCATGGCAGACGCCGCGGTGATACCTGGGAAAACGCTATTCATTAAAGACTACATTGCAACGAACGGCAGTCTTTGGTTGTACACAGACACAGCCAGCGTTCAGGTCGCGCCGTTGCAGGTCATTTCTGGATCAACAGTCGCAAGTGGTGCCTCTGTTGCCACTGTGGTCTCAAATAGCATCAAGACCCTTGGATCAATCACCGGGGGCTCTGGCTATACGCCTGGGACGTACACCAGTGTTAGCCTAACTGGTGGCATTGGATTTGGGGCGACGGCCGACATAACAGTTGGAGGCG